ACTATCTGACAAATTAGGCCAGTTTGCATGGCTTGTAATGTCACGCAGTGCCTGACGATATGTTTGCATACTGTCCGACATGATGACATCAGACAAAGCAAAGTAATCTGTTTCGGCTAAAAGCATATTTCTTGTTACTCTGTTTTGTTCCGCAATCTCGTCATCAGTTGGGCCAGCAGGGGCAACAAGCGATCCATCACTTAACTCCCACCCTGCTTCACAACCATCAGGGGCATCCATCCAAGTCATACTTGAGTGAACTGGAAACTCAGAAGCCGCTACCTCGACAACTTTGTTGTCATGCACAAGAGCTTTCATTATGCGTACTCCTCAACAATAATAATCCCTGGCGCACCATCTGCACCTGTAGTGGAATTTTTTGTACCACTTGCTCCTGATCCATAACCAACACCAGCGTAAGAAGATGTTGCTGTTCGACTGCCTGTGCCAAAGCCAAACATAGAATCACCACCCACTCCACCAACCCAATAAGTGTTACTAGTGGAGGGAATTCCAACTGTAGAGTATTCTGAATACCCACCTTGAATATTTATGTCACCTCCAGTGCCTGTGCCGCCAGTTTTTTTGGTGGCATAACTAGTGCCACCAGCACCTCCAGTTGCACTGCAATGAGAGCCAAAACTACTTGTGCCACCGTCTGAACCAATCGCACCAGAACTAGCACCACCAGCACCGCCAGCACCTACCGTAACTGTTTCTGAACTAATAGCAGACACATCAATAAACTTACGAGCGTACCCACCTCCAGCAGCAGCGCCACCTACAGTGCCAACGCCAGTAGCAGCCTGTCCACCGCCACCACCAGCTTGAACATGAACTATAACCTTTGTTATCCCAGAAGGCTTTGTCCATGTGCCTGATGATGTAAACACTTGAACCGACTGTAAGCCACCGCCAGCAGCATCCACAAAGCTAACCGTTCCAGAACCGTTGGTTTGCATAATCTGACCGCTTGTGCCGTCAGAGGTTGGCAAGTGATAAGCATTGTTAATCTCAACGCCGCTACTGTCTAATCTTAATCTTTCACTACCACTTGTGTAAAAATATTGTGTATCAGTGCCAAAATTTATATAGTTATTTGTATCACCATTATGAACAAGACCTGCATCAGTATAGACATAACCAGATACGTCTATACCGTCACTAGTAGTGCGTAACTTTTCAACGCTATCATAATAAGCAATAACAGCGTTATCACTATACAAACCAAGCATAAGTTCTGCACTGGCTGTAGTTCCGTGATAAAACAAAATATCATCTGTAGAATAAATATTAAGATCGCCGAATCCACTCGGCTCATTTACAATGTAACTATTAATTCCATTGTTATACATTCTGAGCGATCTAGTCGTGCCGAGTGTTATTTCGTCATTATCACCAAGATTGATTGCATCAGCAGTAACCTCGCCTGTAATGCTAATATTACCTGTGCCAGTAATATCATTGCTGTTCAGGTCTAAGTTACCACCAAGCTGCGGTGTAGCATCATCAGCAACAGAACCAATGCCTGAGACATTTACAGTCTGCCATGCTGAACCATCATAAAACTTGTATGCATTACTTGTTGTATTAAAGAACAAGTCACCTTCATCAAGGCTAGTTGTAGGGTCAGACGCGCCAACACGATACCGCTCGGCAAAGCTATTAACGCCACTTAGATTTGTAGCAACCGTATTCACATTTGCGATAGAGCCGCCAACTAAATTAACGTTACTAATTGATCCAGCTACTGTGCCAATATTGTCTGTGCCATTCAGATCAGTAGCAATGGTGCTAATGTTTGCAGTGTCACCAGCTACCGTTGTTACATTAGAACTTATTCCAGCGACTGTCGTAACATTCGCGCTTATCCCGGCAACCGTTATTACATTGGCGCTTATCCCAGCAACAGTATTCACATCAGAGATATTTGTCGCAACTGTGCCTATATCAGTACCATCTGCCGCGACAGTTGTGACATCAGAGCTGATACCAGCAACCGTTGTAACATCCGTAGAAACACCAGCCACAGTTGTGACATTTGCCTGTATTCCAGCAACTGTTGTTACATTTGCCGAAATACCCGCGACTGTATCAATGTTAGTTTGCTCAGATGTTGTTGGCTTTACATCATCCCAGGAAGAACCATCATAGACCTTCATGCCTGATGTTGTGTTGAAATACAAAGCACCAGTAAGCAACGCATCCCCATCATTATCTAGTGCGGGATCACTAGCTTTTGCACCTAAATACCGATCATCAAAGCTATCGTATGATGCAGCTGCATTGGACTCTGATGTTGCGGCATTGGACTCTGATGTTGCGGCATTGGACTCTGATGTCGCCGCAGCTGATGCGCTGTTTGCTGCATTAGTAGCAGATGTCGTTGCGGATGCTGCGTCAACCAACAAATCCCATTTTGCAATGTCTGCGTTGCTGCTTAGAGGAACTGAGCCGCTAGATGTATGCGCAGTATTTGCAATGTAAATGTTATTGTTGTTTGTGTCCTTAACAATATCGCGCTGTGCATAATTAGTTGATGCAGCCCAATCACCTTGGAACACCCCAATCTCTTGCGTCAGATCAAGATTGCCGCTTGTGTCAAACGCCATCACTTTGCTTGCACGATTACTTGCACTGTCGGTAAATTCTACTGTTGAGATGGTTGTTGTTTTAGATGCTTTTATTGCACGGCCTAATTCTTCGTCGTGCTGCTGCACCATAAACGTCAGCTTATCCAGGCTGTCCTCAAGAGATTGCGCTGGGAATGGATCGTTGGGAACCAGGTCAAGACCTTGATTTAGTGAAAGCTCGCGCAGAATAACAACAGTCACGCCGCTTGCGGGAGCCGTCACAAACGTAACATTGCCGCCACCAGCATCTCCAACACCGCTAACTGTGTAGTTTGTCGTGATTGTCTGGACTGTCTCGGTGCCATCGCTTGCTCGCAAAATGACTGTCAAGTCGCTTTCGTCAAACACTTTGAACGTATACGCAAAAACGGTAAGGGAACCGTTGCCGCTATAACTTACTCTGTTCGTGCTGCTAGATACTGTCATGGCAATTCCTTACTTTGCGCAAAAATATCACATATTCGCTTGTGTTCCTAGTGTTCATCTGGATCCTATTATTGTGCTAAGATCCGGCTGTGCGTTTGGCTGCGATCTTCCCGGCGCCCACCAATACTCTTGACCGTATTCTCTCATGTACTTTTTCTGCAATCTTCTAAACCGGGCATCCGCTTTAGGATCAACATACCGCAAAGCATTGTCTCGCACCAGGCGCTCAAATGCTAGGCGCGTGTACCAGATGTTATTGCCAGGGAAATACCTAGACGCCATGCCCACGGCTTCCTTGCCAAAATTAACATCATCCCCGGCTAGATACTGAGAAACATTGCCTAGAGTTAAGTTCCGCACATCTGTCATTAGTCCAACAACCGGGCCAGCTGTTTGATCTGCCAGGCCGCGACCATAAACATTTAGATCCGAAAACAAGAAATCGCCGTATAAACCTAAACCGCCACCTTGTAGCGCAGCTCTTCCCCAGAATTTCATATTAGGCTCGCCGTCCTCGTCGAACATCTCCATAGGATTTCGGCCCTTAGCTACCTCTTTCATCTGATAGCTTAATGCGCCCATAGCAGTCATTGCCAGCATAAGGTGGCTTAGATAAACCATTTTGCCCAGGCGCGTTTCTTTGGCTACCCCTCGCATTAAATGCGTGTTCATCAGCGTAACCGGGAATTGCTTATACATAGCAAAGCTGTTTAGCAGCTCGCCGCCAAAAGAGCCTGGTCGCGTACTACCGCGCAACATTGCCGCACCCCGCAAGCTGCTAGACGGTACAGCAAAGTTTGTTTCTGTTTCGATCATCCGCATCAGATCTGTCTCTAGCGTCCGAGCTAAAGTTGGCGGCACGTCAGCCCTGTTAGCTATATCCTCAGCGCGCAAGAACTTAGCGCCGTTGTATTCATATAGCTCAGTCGCGCGCATGATGTCCCACTTGTCAGATCCAATCTGATATTGTTCCATTGTACGGCGCAAGTTGCTTGGCAGCTCGTCAAACGTTTTGCCAACGTTGTCAGCCAGGAAGCCCAGGAACTCTTGTCCAAACGCCCAACGCCCGGCTTGTGTCCAGGTGGATAGAAGCGAGGCCCGCATAACGAAATCAGAGATCCGGCTCGTTACCTCCGGGCTAACCATCTCGCCAACAAACCGCGCTTGCGCTGACGCCATTTGCGACCAGCCATCCGCAACCAGGCCAAGGCGAACTGCCAGCTGACCTTTCTCCGTAGCACCTAGCGGCGATATACCTCTGAGATACTGCGCCAACGTTCCGATCTGTGGGATCCCGGCAGACGCGCGCGCAATGTTTTGTGTAGCCAGGTCGCCAGATGCAGATAAGAAAGCGGAACCTAACTGAGAAGATTGTAAGATGTCACGTATTCCAGCGAAAGTATTGCCCCACCGGGAGCTAATTGGCGCCAGGTTAGCGCCGGTGTTATATTCATAGAACGTATCAATTTTTGCTACAGCGCCGTTAGTCGTGTCTTTTAACTTTACGTCTTGGCTAAGATCCGCTTGCTGTTGCAAATATTGCTGAATGTAACGCTTGGTTGTGTTTGGGTTTGGCCCTAAGCGCTCTAGCAATGCAAGATCGCGGGACATACTTTGGATGTGTCCGATTGCCACATCAAACAATTCACTGCCGCCAAACCGCTCATGGTATTCTAGGAACGCATCTGCATTCTTCCACTTGATAAAGCGATGATCTGCCCGGGTGGTTGCTAACGAGCCTTGACCACCAAACCCTGTGGCTTTCGCTCTTGTAGCATTATTTGATACGATTGCCTCGTACATATCGCCCAGGGCAACCTCGAGGCGCTCTGGAGTAAATGGCAAGCCGGTCTGATTGTCGATCATGTTATCAATGTCAATCAAACCAGGGCGCGCATCCTTTGTGGGCGCAGATACAGCTTGCCCATTGGCGCGCTCAGTACCCATCATAAACTGGATCCACTCATCCTTAGTTGCTCCACGCACCGCCATCATGTCGTGCCGCACCGGGAAATAGCCGCCCTCGAGTTTACCAATAGATCCGCCCATGCGATTAAATGCTAGGCGTTGATCCTCAAACGTAGCGGCAAGAGCTTCACCCAT